ACAACAGCACAAAAACATATACAACAGGTGCAACTACAACAACATATTCTACAGCAAATACAGACGGAAGCTCTGTTAACTGGGCTATTAACTGCGGAACTACCTATTACTATGGCTTTTATGTAACTGCTGGATCTAGACTTTGCTTTGCTCGTGGTGGAACCACTGGAAACATCTATATTAATGGTACAGCAAGCTCTTCTTTTACAAACTCTACACTTTCTGGTCAGGTATCACAAAGAAGTACTGCTAGTGCCCCAGGAACACCAACCGCAAGTAACATATCTCACACATCAGCAACCCTGACGTGGACACAGCCCACAGATGATGGACATACATTAACAACTGGTGCATGGAACAATGCTAACGTAACTGGTTGGCGAATTAACTATAAGAAAAGTACAGATTCGGCATGGACTCCATATACTGGAGATGTTGCTGGAAAAATTAATCCATCTTCTGCTACATACAATTCTGGTGCAGGTACTTACTCATATACCGTAACTGGGTTGAAGCCAGGAACATCATACGACTTTCAGGTAGCAGCCCTTACAAAAGCTTCGGATGCATGGAATACAGACTATTCTTCAATTACTGCTGTTGTTGGTGTTAGAAGCGGTACGCTAACACTAAAGACACTGGGTGGAGTATATAGTGCTGGAACATGGAACCCAATTAAAAATGTTACGTATAAAGTATTCAGTGGATCTACTTCAGTTAGCACAACATACAGCACTGGAAACCCACTGATATCAGCAACTCTAAACAGTCCAGGTATAGCATTAAAGTCTGGAGACACAATCATAATATCTGGAGCTTCGGCATCATGGGTAAACGGAACTTGGACCGTTAATACAGTGACAAGCAATACAGCGTTCACATTTGCTGGTGGAACACCAACTACAACTGGTGGATCGACTGGAACACTGTCATCTGCAACAAGAGATGCAACGGTCAAAGTCTGGAATGGAACTTCCTGGGCAACATATTTCTAGTAAGTATCTATGCTAAAATAGATTAGGTGAAAAATGTCTAGTCCGTCCAATCTATATGCCGAAAAGGTATTTGCAGAGTACCCACTTGAATTGTGGTCTCTTGACGATGCCACAGACTACGTGTCGTTAATTACAGAATCTCAAAGAAATATTACTACAGGCTGGACAGTATCAAGAACTGGAATTGGCTCTACATCAGTATCAGTAACAAATGTAACCTCAACATTTGCAGAAGAAGATGCACCAATTCAAACATCTGGAATTTATAAAGTTTTGACACAACCAGCAGGAACTTTTACATCCAACCCAGCTACAATCACACTAACAAGTGATACAACATTTGATCTAGGTCTTGAAACAGAATTCGCCATTGGGCTATCAACTCTGGCAAGTCCAAACACTACAGGAATTAGAGTTGGATACAAGGTTGGGTCCTCAGAAGTAGAGTGGTCTTCTTCATATAAAACAAAAGATTTTGTGTGGAGTGCAATTAGTCACACATTTTCACTAGCAGAGCCATTACCAGGACCAGCCAACATTGTTATAGAAATATCATTTTCATATTCTGGAACAAATGGTTCTCAATATATTTTTTATTTCAATGGAATTTCTGTCGGTATTAGATCAGAAGAGTTCTACGCAACATCAACTGGTATCATTCCAATTGAGAAGCCCATATCTTTTCCAATAACAGACTCTTCTGTTATGGTATACCCAGCAAATCCGTACAGCCTATCTGACAACTATGGTTACTATACAGTTGATAATGGTTCTATCTTAAGAGCAAGAAACTCAACTATCCCCCTTGTATATGGAGCATCAAATTCTACAATTCTTTCAAAGGCTGACAATGGAAATCCATCACTTGTAATTCCTGGTCAAGGTTTATTCAATGATTCTGGGAAAGGCTTTATTAGAACTATGGAATGCTGGATAAGGCTTAATTCATCTGGGTCAGAATATAGAAGAATTATCGGACCTGTGTCTTCATCTACAAATGGACTTTATGTTCATGGACCATTTATGTCACTTAAAGTTGGAGATGCCATTGGCTCATACTTTGTTGGTGAGTGGTCAAGACCAATGCTTATTCAAATTATCATACAAGAAAAAACGGTATCCTTAAAGGTAAACGCAGAAACTGTAATAACTCTAGACGTAGAAGTTAAGAATGAATCACTTGAGCCAAGCACAAATGATTGGATTGGGTTTTATGCCTATGATGATGTAACTGAATTTGAGGTTGACTGTATTGCAATCTATCCATATGTTGTTTCAGACAAAGTAGCAAAGAAAAGATATGTATATGGTCAGGGAGTCGTTCTTCCAGAATCTACCAATACATCTTATGGTGGATCATCAATAGTTATTGACTATAGCTTTGCAGACTATGACAAGAACCACTCATTCCCAAAGAATACGCCATGGTCAAGTGGTATTGTTCAAAATCTTTTTGCAGACAAAGAAAGAATAGGATTCAATAACTATTCAATTCCATCATCAAACTTTGGAAAGAACACATACGATGAATGGCTATCTGTTATGCAAAATGTTGAGCAAGACACAGAGATGACAGATATTGGTCGTGCAGCATTCTATATGAAACCAACATACTATCTTGATGGTGGAACAGTCTCAGTATTTGACTTGGGGAATCCATACTTCTATATGCAAAATCTAGATATGTTGACTAACTCACGAGTGTCTGGCATAAGCGTTATATTTAAAAACAACTCTGCGATATCAGATACCGACCTACAAACACTAATTTACATTGAGGACTATTTAACACTAAAGTCTTTTGAGATTTGTGCCTCAAGTGAAGACATCATATATCTATTAAATGGTGTTGAGATTGAAAGACGGCATGTGAGGGATGCTGAAGATCCAACAATCAAAGCAGTTGCAGGAATAAACATCGATTTATTTAGAAATATATCTTCCGATGCGTTCTCATTTTTCTCAGACCTGTCAAGACTAAGACTTTATATTGGTGGAAAGCCAGGTACATTCAATACATTTACTGGACCATTATACGAAATTTCACTAATGTCATCATTAGATGTGTCAAAGATTAGCTCCTCATTTGATTCAGACGGATACGCTACACATACAGAAGTTTCTGAGTTTGAAACTCTTATTCCAGCATATAAGTTGGTTGGAACATCAACATTGGGCACATTCAATCTTGACATTTCGTCAAGTGGTTACTGGGAAGACTACACCCCAATGACAATATTTAAGAAGGAACTAACACTTGAAGATGGAACCACTTTAGAAGATGTTTCAATGCTTCAAGTGAATGTTGACTATCCAACTGTTCCTCCAGGTGCAACAACATATGACACCAGTAACTCTTATGCAAGATTCTATGTGGCATTTCAAAATGCTTCGGATGGAATTGTTATGACATCTGGTAGAACTGACGTATCTGCAAAAAGCAATGGAGTAGTAATTCCAGGTGTTGACTGGGAAACAGAGAGATACGAAATCGTTGACGGTATGGTGATTGCACTCCCTGACCATGATGACGTTGATGACCTTATTCTTATTTATAGCATGGAAATAAAATCATCAAGCATATCAACAACACCAGTTATTATTAGATCGTTTGAGATTTGTTCACTAACATTTGATGAACAAACTTTGAGACCAATTGGTACAAAATATGGTACAAAGATTTATCCATTTAAAGAGATTGAGGATGAGTCATATGTTTCATCAAAGGACAATTACTTCAAAATATATAAAGGAACAACACCATATCTATATCTAACATCAAAGACAGGAGTATCTGTTGTTGGAGACATTAAGTCACCAACAGACCAGGACTACGTTCACAGAGGAATTGTGGCAATCATCAATCAAGACTTGGCACAAAACTATGACATTAGTTCTATTATGATGTCAGTGAGATATCAGGATAAATATTTCCCAACCACAAAGACACCTGTATTTGAAATTGAGGGTCACATATTTGATGAGGGTACTATTAAGAATGCATACCTAAGATTCTACATTCAGTCAGTAAACCAAGATAATACTCGTGGACGACTATTCTGCGAAGCAAGTATTAGTCAAGGATCTTTCTCAGCATATGAAAATATTGTTTATTACTGGAATGGCAACATTGTTGGTTATCCACAAATGTCCAGTGGTGAGTGGGGAATGCTTGCAATATCATTTACAAACTTTATAAAGTTCCCAGCAGTTTCTGGGACATTCGAAATTCTTGGAAAACTTCTAGTTGACAACGTTTCAGTCTATAAGATTTCAGAAACCACAGCATCATCATCTACAACAATTAATACCTGGAATACAGCCCTATATGGTTCTGGAACATGGGGGCTAGTACTTGATACAGATGGTACGGAGACACCAACCAATGACCCAGCAGACGACAACCTATGGTTTAATACATATTCTATTGTCAAAACATCTACAAAACCAGTAGATCAGACAGAAATTTATCGTTCATACCTAGGAACTAACAAGATTATCGTTGACACTACTGATAGTAATATAGCAATTCGTCCAGAGTCTTGTGAATATGTTATCTATAATGCAGTAGAATGGAAAACTTCTGTACTAGATGCTCTATAGTATGGTATACTAGTGGTTATGGATAAAGTATTAAACGGACCACTTGGTAAAACTCGTGTAAGAGTTATAGAGGAGAAGTTCTCCGATGCAGGTATTTATGTATGGCAGTTGCCTTCAGGTAAGTACTTCACAGATGGCGAGGGTAACGCATTGAGCATTGAGTCAATGATTAACGATACCGCCAAGATTAAAGAATTAACAGAAGCAGCAGCATACTACGGTCAGCCAGATGGCAAGCCAGTATTCTTCTCAAACGTTCGTAAGATTTCAGATGAAGAGTATAGCGAACAGCAAGATCGAATGGCACAGGGATTTATCCCATCAGAGAACGACCTAGGTGCTCTGATTGCTGCAAAGGCTACATATGATAAGTACGGAAGTGAAGACTAATGACAGAACTTGCTAGAATTCCAATTAAGGATGACTCATTTCTAAAGGGTGAACTCAATGACCCCTCAGCAGAGTTTAAAGCTATGGACCCATTCAACAAAGACTGGAATGAGGTTCGTAAGTATTCGGGTATTGAACAAAACTTCAAGAGACGTGCAGACAGACTATTTGAAAAACAGCAGATGTCAGATGCCTATATGGATTCAGCTAATGCGGTTCAGGGCGGTAGAGAAGACGCAAAGTCAAAAGCTATTAATCCTGGTGTAGTATACAGAAATGCTTACGGTCTATTTGATGTCATTACTCCACCATACAACCTAAATGAACTTGCCAATTACTACGACACATCATTCGCTAACCACGCTGCTATTGATGCAAAGGTTGAGAACACTGTCGGTCTTGGTTATGACTTTGTAGTTTCAAAAAATACACTTATGAAGCTTGAGGATGTTAGCGACCAAGAGAAGCTTGATAAGGCTCGTAAGAAGATTGAACGCCTAAAGATTCAGTTGCGTGACTGGCTAGAAAGCCTTAATGATGATGAAAGCTTTACCAGCGTACTTGAAAAGGTAATGACAGATGTCAACGCAACTGGAAACGGCTATATTGAAATTGGTCGTACCATAAAGGGTGAGATTGGTTATGTAGGTCACATTCCATCTACCACAATGCGTGTACGTCGTCTACACGATGGTTTTGTCCAGATGATTGGTAACAAGGTTACATACTTCCGTAACTTTGGTGCTACCAATCCAAACCCAATTACTGGAGATAAGCGTCCTAATGAGATTATTCACATTAAGGAATACTCTCCACTAAATACTTTCTATGGTGTTCCAGACGTTATTGCTGCTATGCCAGCACTGATTGGTGACTCACTTGCAGCACAGTACAATATTGACTATTTCCAAAACAAGGCTGTGCCACGCTACATTGTAACCCTTAAGGGGGCACAGCTATCTGCGGATGCCGAAGACAAACTGTTCCGCTTCCTACAGACAGGTCTTAAGGGTCAGAACCACAGAACTCTTTACATCCCACTTCCAGGAGACTCAGATACAAATAAGGTTGAGTTTAAGATGGATCCAATTGAAAATGGGGTACAGGAGGCATCATTCAATGACTATCGTGTACGCAACCGTGACGACATTCTGATTGCTCACCAGGTTCCACTATCTAAGATTGGTGGTGGCGACGCTTCTGCTGTTGCTGCAGCTATTGCACAAGACCGCACATTCAAGGAACAGGTAACTCGTCCAGAGCAGACAAAGCTTGAGAAGATTCTTAACAAGATCATTCGTGAAAAGACTGACATTCTTGAAATCAAATTCAATGAACTTACACTTACAGATGAAGTTGCTCAGTCACAGATTCACGAACGCTACATCCGCAACAAGGTTATTACACCTAACGAGGTACGTGGAGACCTTGGTCTTCCACAACTTGATGGTGGAGACAAGGTTGTAGAACAGACACCTCGCCAGGTAGCAGATGCAAATGCAAATACTCAGCAGAATCGTGAAAGAGATGCAGAGAGGACAGCAAACCAATCTGACGGAGAAGCCACAACAAGTGGTAGAAATCCAAAAGGGGAAGGTAGAGCTACCGAATAACAAAAAAGTGTGCTATAATGAAAACGTAACACATTTGTTATAAAAAGGCTCTATAATATAAATACCATGGTAAATATCGCAAAAGCTCATTTCGACGTAGACGGAGATAACGTCCGTCTTTCAATGCCGTTCGCTAAAGTGGACGCAGAACGTCGCATTGTCTCTGGCTTTGCCACACTAGACAATGTTGACAAGCAGAATGATATTGTAACCCCAGAAGCATCACTAAAGGCATTCTCAAAATTCCGTGGTAACATTCGTGAGATGCACCAGCCATCAGCAATCGGCAAGATGGTTTCATTTAAAGAAGACAAGTACTTTGATCCAGAGACTAAGAAGTTCTACTCTGGTATTTTCGTTTCAGCATATATTTCAAAGGGTGCTCAGGATGCTTGGGAGAAGGTTCTAGATGGAACTTACTCAGGCTTCTCAATTGGCGGTAGAATGAATGACTGTGAAAAAGCTTATGACGAAAAGATGGACAAGGTTGTTCAGATCATCAAGGACTACGACCTAGTAGAGCTATCACTAGTTGATAACCCAGCAAACCAGTTTGCAAGCATTCTATCTGTTGAAAAGGTAGACGGTGTTGACACAATCACTGGAGATGCCGTAGGAGTAGAGATTGAAAATGTATTCTGGGACAAGGAATCTGGACTAGTAACCATTACAGATGGAGAATCAGCAGTCAGCCCAGTATCAGGAATTCCAATGCAAAACATTGGTTTTGTCGAAAAGTCAGATTCTGACAAGGTAGACATGATTAAGTTCTTAGTTGATAGTGCTAAAGGCATTAACGTTGCTAAGATGACACAGGAGGATAATATGACAGAAGAAAATGTAACTGACGCTCCTGCAACTGAAGAAGTTGTAGAAGAAGTCGCTGTTGTTGAAGAAGTCGCTCCAGAGGCAGATGCCGTTGTCGAAGCTCCTGCAGAAAGCGTTGAGAAGGCTGCAAAGCCTATGGACGCAGAGGAAGCTGCAGAGGGCGAAGAGGATGCTACCGAATCTTCTCAAGATGAGGAAGAAGAAGATGTAGCAAAGAAGTCAGATGAAATCTCTGATCTTAAAAACTCAATTACATCAGCCTTTAGCGAAATTCTAGAGGTAGTTAAGGCACAAGCTGCTGAAATTGCCGAGCTAAAGAAATCAGTCGGACACGTATCAGCCCAGATCGTTGATGCAGAAAGCGACTTTAATAATCTTGGAAAGCGAATCGATGCTGTAGAGCAAGACACAGCTTTCCGTAAGTCTGGCGATCTCGGAGAGATTGTTCAGGAACCAGCAATGGTTGAAAAATCAGTATGGGGCGGACGTTTCCTCACAACATCCGATATACTAAAATAGTAAAAAACAAAAATTCATGGAGGTGAAAATAATGTCGGAAGAAATTCTAAAAAATAATCCAGGTGCAACCTACCCAAACTCAGAGGGTAACTTTGCAGCTGGTGGTATTGGTGGAGTTACTGATCCTGGATTTGCATTCCTGGGAAATACAGAAGATGCAAACTTTGGTCTAACCACAGGTCCTAACGCAGTTAACCCATCAGCTACCGCAGAACCAAACTATCCAGGTGCTGGTATCCTACGTCCTGAACAGGCTCGCCGTTTTATCGACTACGTTTGGGATGCAACCACACTTGCAAATGATGGTCGCCGTGTAACTATGCGAGCTAACACAATGGAACTTGAAAAGGTTAACGTTGGTGAGCGTGTTGTACGTGCAGCTAATCAGGGTGACGCATCATTCACAAATGCTGGAGCGACATTCTCAAAGGTGGAGCTTACTACTAAGAAGCTACGTCTTGATTGGGAAGTTTCAGCAGAGGCTCTTGAGGACAACATCGAAGGTGCTGCTCTTGAGGACCACCTAGTGCGTCTTATGACCACTGCATTCGGTAACGACATCGAAGATCTCGCTATCAACGGTGCAGCAGGTTCACAGGATGCATTCCTAGGCATCATGCCTGGTTTCATCAACAAGATCCAGAACGATGGTTTCGCACACCAGGCAGTTCTCGGCAACGCAAACATTGGCTCAGATTGGACCACAGCAGACATGCAGAAGCTTATCCTAGCTCTCCCACGTCGCTACCGTGCTCTCCAGACTGGTCTAAAGTTCTACGCTGGTACTGACACATTTGCTAACATCGTTAAGAACAACGGAACCGTTTGGGACTCAATTGGCTCAACCGAAGCAGCTCGTGGCTCATACCTTGGTGGTATTGACCAGACTGTTGGCGGTGCACGTCAGACTCGTGTCCTAGGTGTTCCAGTTCTTGAAGTTCCTTACTACCCAGCAGACTATGTAGATCTTACATTCCCTGCTAACCGTATCTGGGGCTTCCAGCGTGACATCACAGTTAACCGTTTCTACGTTCCTAAGAAGGACACAATCGAATACACCGTATTCGTTCGATTCGGAATCAACTGGGAAGAGCAGGATGCTGTTGCATTCGCAGTTAAGGACCAGGACTAATCCTAGGGCTTAACAGTTGACCCATGAGGGGGTAGGGAGCGATACCCTACCCCTTCTATTAATTTAATGCTATAATAATCTAAGGAGGAAATCATGTCAGAAATTAACAATGATTCAGTAGAGGCTGTAGAGGTCGAAAAGATCGAAGAGCCTACACCAGCAGTTGAAGAGAAGCCAGAAGTGGTAGAAGCTCCAGTTGTTGAAGAAAAAGCAGTAGAGGCTCCTGTAGTGGAGAAGAAGGCTAAGAAGGAGCCAAAGGCAGAAGTTGCCCAGGGTGAACTAGTAGCACTTTTCTCAAAGGGTAACCTAAACTGGACAGAGGTTGGAAGACTAGTATCAGGCTACAACCTTGTCTCTAAAGCAGAGGCAGACAAGTGGCTAACGATCAAGAATGTTCGTCTAGCTACACCAGAAGAAGTTGCTGCAAAGGTGGCAAAGTAATAAATGGAAATTTTGAGGGTTCCACCATATCCTATCACAACTACATGGGACGTACCAGATGCTGACCATGAGTATCTAATCTATGTAGAGGATGTGGTGGACCACTCATTTGAAACTGTCTCAGTAACCTCTAGCTCAACGTCAAAGATTGAGTATGTTCTGCCAAGATCAAAAGTACAGTTCGATAGAGACTTCCTGTTCCGTGTATACGATACAGATCTAACTGGTGAAATTGTAATCGATTCAAATCTTACAGTTTATAGACCATATGTTGACCCACACATGTTGGGCACAAATGCAACAGAGGTTGCAGAATATAAAAGACTTGAGATAATTGCAAGAGCAATTATGGATGCATATCTTGGTAATGATTCAGCAAATGGAGAAGGTTTCTATAACCACAAGCTAATCATCCAGGGTATCGGTGAGGGTACAGACTATTTCCCCATCTGGCATAACCCCAAGCGTATCCTGAAGGTGTATGAAAACAACCAACTAGTATATGATGTAGAGAATGCATCAGACTACCCAGTTCAGTTTGCTATTGCTGCAAATAACTCTGCAATCATTAAGGTTGCTACTGGAGAGTTTAACAGGTTTGAAAGCAACCCTACAAGGCTACCGTTGGCTGCTGGAGACCTTAACTATTATGGTCGTTCAGGAACTGCTTTTCCAAAGGGCTATGACTATACGTTCATTCTTGATGTTGGGTACAAGGCAGTACCGCCAGAGGTTGAGCAAGCAGCCATCATGCTAATTGAAGACCTCAAGTGTGGAAACAACGACTATTACAAGCGTTTTGTTTCTCAGTACAATACTGATCAGTTCAGCATCAAGTACGCACCCGAATATTTAGGAGGGACTGGAAATAACATTGTTGATAAGATCCTTGATGGATACAAGGGCAGTGTTATCAAGCCAGGAATTATCTAATGTCATGCGATAAAACAGATTTTATCTATCCACTACTTGCTGACGTTTACTACCCAATTGTTGATCAGGCAGTAGGCTATGGTAGCGTTACAAAAAGATGGGTACTAGATAGATCAATTGCATGTTCATTTGCCTCAGCATCACTAAAAGCAAAAGAAGATGTAAAGCCAGAAGTAAATATTATTATTGACAATTCAATTGTTGGTAGAACAAGATCAGACATTACTCAGTCAAAACGAGGAGACTATGTGTCTCTTACTAATATTGTTATTACAAATATTAGAGATGCCCTCGGAAATATTATTTACAATGAGTCATCTGGTCCAAGAACTGGAAGATCTACAATCTTTGAAGTTGCTACAGTGAACCCATCTGTTGGTCCATTTGGTGGTACTGAGTTTTTCAAGCTAGTTCTTAGGCGTTCAGAAAACCAGTCAATTGACATATGAGAGTAACATTTGATGACTCAACTTTCTTTAGAGAACTAAGCAATATTGCAAAATATGCAGAAGGCTTTGTCGAAGGCGTTAATGCTGGAAAGAATCAGTTTTTAGATAATCTTGGTCAGTCTGTTATAGAATCATTAAAAGATTTTATAGACTTAAATGCAAGGGTAGACCCAGAGTCACTACACCACGTTTATGAATGGTATCAGGTTGGTCAAGAATCTGGAAGACTGTTTGACATAAACTATTCGGTATCAGGCGGTGGCTTGTCAATTAACTCTTCATTTAGACAATCACAGAGTGTAGCAAATGGTGCAAACAATCCATTCTATGACAAGGCTAAGATTATGGAAAATGGCATACCAGTAACCATTAGACCAAAGTATTCACAAGTACTTATGTTTGACGACAACGGTGAAAAAGTGTTTACCAAAAAAGAGGTAAACGTAGATAGACCAGGTGGAGCATCTGTTCAGGGATCGTTTGAGAAAGTATTTGATATGTTTTTCTCTACATACTTCTCGCAATCATTCCTGTCAGCATCAGGTCTTAGAAAATATTTAGAAAATCCAATAGAGTTCAAAACAAAGCTTAATGCTGGAAAGTCTGGCGGTAGAGCATTGGGTAAACAAACAGGGTATAATTGGATAGTGAAAGCAGGAGGAATGATCTAATGAGTAGAACATCAGTATTAAACACACCAACCCTATGGGTTAACCTATATCTTCAAGAAAAGCTTGAGGACTTGGGATTTAGCACCGTACCATTTTTCCCATCAACTCCATCTACAATAAATGACCTTACAGAGTATTTTCCTGAAGGCGGAGTTATGTGTACATATGACAGAATGATGCGTATGAGAAGCAAGCCATTCCCACACATTAAGTGTGAGCAAATCTTGTATTATTTCTATGCAACTGCAGAAAACTCAATCCTGAACATGGTAAAGATCACTGAAAAGGTAAATAGACTTCTTGACCGTGAAGATGAATCAGCCGAAGAACTTAACGAATGGGCTAAGAGCAAGGGCACAGTTGTCGTAAATGGAGAGTCTCTAGAAAACAACTTTAGATTCCACAACTTTAAGGTATTCCAACTGCAGGAAACCAGGGATATTGTAAACTTTGGAACAGCCAGAACCTATGGCGGTAACAAAATTATTGTTGAATTTGATTATAACTTGATTGAGCAATAAAAAGGTGCTATAATAGTAACGAGGAAACATTGCCCCTCTATTCTATGGAAAGAAATAAGAGGTGATTAAAAATGGCTAATAACTACAAACGTGGAAATAACGCCCAGATCGTAGTTGGTGCAGCTGCCCTTTTCGTTAAGGACTCAGGCTCACTAGCAGACGATACTGAAATTCCAGCATTCGAAGCAGGTGTCGATTACAAGAAGACATTGTCAGACACTACAGACGGTGCAGGTTGGACAAACGTTGGTTATACCAGCAATGGTCTAGAGCTTATGTTCGAACCTGACTTCGGTGAAGTTAAGGTTGACCAGCTACTTGACGTTGCAAAACTATTCAAGCAGGGCATGAAGGTATCACTTAAGACAAGCTTCGCAGAAGCAACTCTTGAGAACCTTCTTCTTGCAATCGCTGCCACCAACGAAATTGGTGTTCACTCAGAGAACGATGCTCCAGCAGGTTCTTCACTTGAGATTATCTCAGGTGAACTTGGTGAATATCCAGTAGAGCGTGGTCTTATCGCTGTCGGTGCATCTATCGACGCAGATGAGGTTACAGGTACAGGAGACTCAGCACAGCGTGTTTACGTTGCATACCGTGCTCTTTCAATTGAAAGCGTTACAGTATCAGCAAAGCGTGATGAGGCAACAATGTTCGAAGTAAACTTCCGTCTACTACCAAATGACGCAGGTGCTTACGGTAAGATCATTGACCGTTCATACGGCAAAGCAAACGACCCAGCATAATGGATCAATAACTAAATAGGGACTGCCCTGGCTTCGGCTGGGGCAGTTTCGTTTTTGGTATAATATATGTATGCCTAAAGAAATAATAAAAAAGACTAAGATACAGCTTATAGATGGAACGGTAGTTAAGGTTGAACCATTAAAATTAGCATATCTAAAAGAAGTCATGGAACGATTTGATGATCTAAAGACATCACAATCAGAAGACGAGTCAATGGAAATAATCCTTGATTGTGTAGCAATATCAATGCAACAATTTTACCCAGAATTAAATACCACAGAAAAGGTAGCAGACAGCATTGATATGAAAACGCTATATGTAATCCTAGAATACGGTGCAAACATCTCAATGGACCCATCAAAGAGTAAGCCAATTGAGGAACAGGCACAGGAAGAGTTAAAGAAGAAAAAGGACTCTCAGGAGAATGAGTCGTGGGAAGAGTTTGACCTAATGAAGTATGAGCTGCAAGTATTCTTGCTAGGCATTTGGAAAAACTTAGATGAACTTGAACGCTCACTATCTTTGCCAGAATTAACAGAAATACTTTCAACACATAATGAGAATGAGTATAACAATAGAAAGTTCTCAGCAGCGATTCAGGGTGTAGACCTTGAAGGTGGCAAGGAAGAAGAAGACCCATGGGAGGCTATGAAAGCAAGGGTAGCAGAAAAGACATCTGGTATTTCAGTAGCCAACTCAAACGATATTACATCATTCCAAGGAGTAAAGGCTAGACAGGCTGGCTTCGGTATTGGCATGGGTCTTGACTATGAAAGAATAGATTAGCCAAATTGTTTTATGGTATAATTTAAGTACAAACCTATAGGAGGAATAATGGCAACAACCATTAACGAGGCAAAAACAATTGCCCTGCTTGACGGAACAGAAATCGAAATCCGTCCACTGCGAATCTCACTACTTCGTGAGTTTATGAAGTCATTTGAGCAGATCGCTGGAGTAGCAGAAGACAACGAAAAATCAATGAACCTTCTTCTTGAATGCGTAACTATTGCATTCAAGCAGTTCAAGCCTGAGCTGGCAGAAGACCCAAAGGCACTAGAGGATCTTCTAGACCTACCAACCGTCTACAGCATTGTAGAGGAAGCTTCTGGAATCCCAATGGGATACGGAATTGGTGGAGCAGCCTAATCTAAGGTAATGAGGTACTGATGGAATGAGCGATGTCAATTCAAATATTAATGTAAATATTGATACGTCAGGTGCACTGGCGAGTATCAAGGATTTGCAGAGACAGATATCGCTCTTCCACCAGGAAATGGCTCGTTCTGGTTCTGCAGCAAACCAAGCTGCAGCCAGAAGCCTACAAAGCACATTGATGAACAACATCAATGCTACAGGACAATTTAGAAGTCAAATAAAAACAATCCAGTCTGAGACTGAACACTTTACAGAACAACTTGAACGTAACAAGATGTCTGTTGGGCAGTACTTCAGATACGCTGGTGCAGCAACTAAAAACTTTGGTAGACTCTGGAAAAGTGAGTTTAATACAATTGAAAAAGTTGCAATTGAAAGAGTAAAGACCCTACAGACTCAGTACATCAAGCTCGGTCGTGATGCTAACGGAGCATTGAAAGCTATCCAGGTTAGACCACTAGCACTTGATATGAATAACCTTGCTACAAAGGCAGCAGTCGCTGCCCAGAAGCAACAGCTACTTAACCAACTACTTAAGCAGGGTTCAACTGCAATGCTTAACTGGGGTAAGAATACTCAGTGGGCTGGTCGTCAGCTTATGGTTGGTTTTACCATTCCATTGTCTATGGCAGGAACTGCTGCAGCCAAGGCATATATTGAATTTGAAAAAGCAGCAATTAAGTTTAAGCGTGTATACGGTGACTTCAATACAGCATCTTCTGAAACAGACAAGATGGCTGACTCAGTTAAGAAGCTCGCTCTTGAATACACAAAGTATGGTGTAGCAGTAGCAGACACAATGAACATGGCTGCAGATGCAGCAGCAATGGGTAAGACTGGTACAGACCTTCTACAGCAAATTCAGCAAGCCAATAAGCTGGCGGTATTGGGTAACGTAGAGCAGTCACAGGCACTAGAAACCACAATGTCACTTACAAATGCATTTGGTATTGCTACACAAGATTTGACAAAGAAGATCGACTTCCTAAACGCAGTTGAAAACCAGACTGTAACATCTATTGAAGACCTAACAATTGCAATTCCAAAGGCTGCTCCTGTCATTAAGCAGCTTGGTGGAGATGTAGAAGACCTAGCCTACTTCCTGACAGCAATGAAGGAAGGTGGAGTTAATGCAGCAGAAGGTGCTAACGCTCTAAAGTCTGGTCTTGCATCTATGATTAACCCAACTAAGAAGGCATCAGACTTCCTTAGTGGACTTGGTATTAACATTCAGGGTATTGTTGAGGCAAACAAGGGCGACATTGCTAAGACAGTTACTACATTTGCCAAAGAACTTGACAAACTTGACCCACTAAACCGTGCTCGTGCAATTGAACAGCTTTTTGGTAAGTTCCAGTTCTCACGTATGTCAACACTATTTCAGAACATCAGCAAAGACGGTAGCCAGGCACAGCAGGTTCTAAAGATGACACAGATGACAGCAGAAGAGTTGTCTGTCCTATCTGAACGAGAAATGAAGAAGATCGAAAGTTCTCCTGCATACAAGTTCCAAAAAGTATTAGCAGACATTCAGGCAAAGCTTGTTCCTATCGGTGAGGCATTCCTAAAGGCTATTACTCCAATTATTGAAAAAGTTGGCGGTATTCTTGATGGCTTTAACAACATGGGCGAAGGTGCAAAACAATTTGCTGTAATGGCTACTGTTGCTATTGCAGGTATTGGTCCTGTAGCACTTATGGCATTTGGTCTTATCGCTAACGGTGTAGCAAACCTTATTAAAATGTTTGCAGCTATGAAGTCATTCTTCAATGGCACACGAGGTGGAGCACAAGACCTAGGTGACACCACCGCATACATGACACAAAAAGAGCTAGAGGCTCAAGCAGTAGCATCATCTCTTGAACAGTCACACGCAAAACTTACACAACAGTTTACAGTGCAAGCGGATGCAATTAGAAACCTAGTTGCTGAGTATGAGCGAGCAATTGGTGCACAACAAAGACTGGCTGCTGGTAGTGCAGTTGCTGGTGGTGCTGGTGTTACACCAACAAGAAAGATGGCAGAGGGTGGTATCGTTACTGGTCCAGGTGGACCAACAGACGACGCTGTTCCTACAAACCTATCTGACGGTGAAGCAGTTATTCCTGCAGCAGCAGTTAAGAAGAATCCAGGAGTTGTTGGTGCTCTAATTCAGGGCAAGAAGATTAACATTCCTGGATACGCTGGTGGATTCGGTGGCGGAGAATATGTATACGACCCATCAGATAGAACTGCTGAGACTCACCTACAGGCTGCATCACCACTAAACCAGGATCTTGCAGGGTACAATGCACAACTTGTAAACAACATGCTTGCAGCACGACCACAACTAGCACAGGTGTCTGCAGCAGTATCAAGCCACATTGAAATTCTAGGAAGCCTAGTAGCAAATCTTCCAAACAAGTTGAACGAAAATCTTAAGCGACCACTTGGTGTTGCCATTGAACAGTTTGACGCAGCTTGGGAAGGTACTTCAAACAAGCTACAGGATACAGTAGCATTTGGACTAAAGAAACTCGGAGAATCTTTTGATCCATCCAACCCACAGATCCAGGCAGAGATTGCACAGATTGAGTCACAGATTCAGGCTAAGGTAAGAACTCTTGCAGCACAACAAACAGGAGAGATGGCTGGAAGGGTAACAGATGCAATTGTTACACAGGCAACCTCTGAGGTGCTTGCAAATAGCGATACACAGGCAGCCAGAGGACTTAGAGCAGCAGCAGTCACACCAAGAGAGTATAGAACAGACTACTCAAATAAAGAACTATCAGAGTCCATTGTTAGTGGAGAACTAAGCGTTTCAAGAACATCAACTGGAACTCCAAAGATTACTGACCCAGCATCTGGACTTCAAGTTGGTCGTGGAAGAAACCTAAAGGACATGGACCGTGTCCAGCAAATGGACATGCTTGAGTCATTGTCTGGTGCAGAACGAGATGATTTCATCCGAAACAAGTTTGCAGTTAGACAAGAATCAAAGTTTGTCGGTGCTAAGTTTGACAAGCCAGCATTCGAAGCATCAGAGGCTACCAGAGTAAAGGCAAAAGAAAATGGAGCACAGGATGCCAAGAGCTACCAAGAGGGCATGGAGTCTAGCAGACCAAAAGATCCATACATTGTTGCCACAGAGACTACTAGAAACAGTCCAATTCCAAAGGCTGGTAAAAATGGTGCAGAGGATGCACAGCTATATTCAACTGAGTATGAGAAGAACCTAAAGATTCCTGGTGTTCCAACACCTGGTGCAGCATTGCCAAAGACAGGCAGCTCTGGTCTTGCTTCTGGTCAGGGCATTCCAGGTGCTCCACAGCCACCTGCTATGCCAGCTGAATCAGGAAAGACTAACTTCCTTGCAAGAATGAAGAGTACCGCATCTGACCTTGGAGATAAGGCTCTTGGTGGAATTGCAAACGGTATTGATAAGGGTAAGGCAAAGGTTACTCAAGCAGCACAGTCATATGTAGATAACTGGAATGCAAGTATTGACAGAGAAGTTGCTGCTAACCGAAAAGCAAGTTCTGCAAGAATGGACCTAGCATCAAGAATTCTTGAGGCTACAGATGCAGAGTATGCTGCTATCAAGGCAGAGCAGGATGCCTACCAAGCTAAATTACTTGAGACAAATCAGGCTACAGAGGCAGAGATCCAGGCAGCAGTCGAACGCTCAAAGGTACTTGACCAGAAGAGACAAGCTATCGCTAGAGACATTGAAAACAGTGGCGAAGACCTTAAGGTAATTGAGCAAAGACTTGCAAATGCACAACAAGCAGACATGGTAAATGACCTTGAGGCTGCAAATGCTGCTCAGGATGGAGCTACTGTTCAACAACGTGGTGCAGCTGCTCAAGGTGGTTCTGGAACTACTGCTGGTCAAATTATTTATGATACAGAAGATGGTAAACCAAAGACACCAATGACATATGGTGAGTTCAGAAACAATACAAAGGGAATGACTCGTAAAGAAAGAAAAGCAGAATTTAAGAACCTATCTAAGGCTGATAGAAAGTCTGTAAGGGCTGGTGGATTTAAGGCTGTCGGTGGCGGAATGCAAAAAGCAGCAATGGTTGGAACTATGGTTGCAGGTGCTGCATCAATGATGCCAGGACCAGTTGGAGAGGCTGCACAGCAAGCAACACCACTACTTGGTTCACTATCAATGCTTTCTGGATTTATTACTGGTCCTGTATCTGGTGCTTTTGTTGCATTAGCAGCAGTTATTGGTGGTATTGTATTCTCAATTATGAAGCTTGATGAAGCATTCAAGAATTCATCTCAGGAACAAATTGATATTGCTAACAAGCTTGGTTCAAGTGCTGAGGGTATTGCAACTCTAGCTGAAGCAAGCGGTAGCGTTACTGGTGCTGAATATATGGATAAGGTAAATGCACAAAAGATGTCTGGTCTATTTGCTGCACCAGGAAAAACAACGTTTGGTGAAAACTTTGTCAAGGGTGATGCAGGTAAGGCTATGCTTGATGCAGCAAAGAAGCAACTTGCATCTGGTGGCTCAAGTAGCGATGTTTCGTCATCATTGAGCCAGCAACTATCAACAGGTGTTATGTCTGGTGCTCTATCAGCAGATCAGGCACGAAGCATTGCTGCAAACATTGGTTTGGCACTTGGAGACACCACAATTGGTCTTAAGGCAAATGCACAGATTGTAGACATCGTTGGTCCAGATGGAAAAGCATTTGAGGACAATCCAGCAATGGTTGCTACAAAATTATACGACAAGAATGCAGCTGAACGTGAAACATTGATGAAGGGCATGAACCCTGGAACAATTTGGAGTGGTGGACAAAACAATGCAGTAAATAGAAACATCACTGCTGGAGGAACTGTACTAGGTGCTGCTGGTGTTGGTGCTGGTATTGGTGCTGCAATTGGTTCCGTAATCCCTGGTGTTGGTACTGCAATTGGTGCGGTAGTTGGAACAATTGGTGGTGCTATTGTAGGAAGCATTACAGCAATTGGAACAATGGAGGAACAGGCAAAGAAGGCAGGTAGAGCAGCAGGTGCTGTAGTTGCAAATATCTCTCAGGGTCTAGAACAGCAAAAGCAGATCACAGCATCCCTTGACGCATACTATGACAAGAAGCTAAAGGAAGCTGAGGCAGAGGGAGACATTACTGAGTATAAGAGACTACAGCTTGAATATGACCAGAAGAAGAAGGAACTTGGTGAAGCGAATGCCAAGGCTGCTCAGGACATGATTGCATCATACGATGCAGCAGACCAAGCTGGTAAAGACGCAATGGACACAGGTATGACCAACGCTCTTGATACTAAATTTAAGGATGATGCTGCTGCACAGCTAGTTCTTCCAGGACTAAAGAATCAGATTCAAGCACTTAAAGATGCTGGTAAGGGTGGAGAGGCGTTTGCTCTTCAGGCTCAACTTCTAAATGGAATGGACCCAACACAGCTTACAAAGTTCTTGTCTTCTAACGAAGGCGGTACAGATGAGCAGAATGCTGCAAATACAGCATCAACAGATAAACTAATCGCTGCTGGTGGTACAAGACTACAGGATGCAATGAATGTTGCTCAGGGTATTACAGACCAAACTGTTAGAACAACATTCCTTACACAGGTATCTGGAATGGATGATGCAGAAGCAAAGAAGGCACAAGACCTAGCATTTAAGATTCAGTCATTCTGTGGTGTAATGCAGAACTCTGTAGACACAATGCTAAGTTATGTAATGGACCCTGCTAACGCAGATGCTAAGGCAGAGATTGACAGAATCCAGGGAGCACTTGATTCTGACAACGTAACAACTGTTGACAAAGTCTACGAGATTGTTCCTGAGCTTGAGGTCAAGGACCCAGAAAAGGCTAAAAAAGATGGTCTTGCATTTAATGAAGAGTACTTTAAATCACTAAAGAATGAGCAGCAGCAGGAGACCTATGTATCTACTGTCACAACGCTTCTTGAGGTAATGTCTGGAGTAACAACCACAGAGCAACTAAGTAGCAACAAAGACTTTATGGCATGGGTTCAGGAAACTGGTCAACAGTTCCCAGGAGAACACTCAGTAATCTGGTGGAAGAATACATATGCAGAAGCTATGGGACAAAAGGTAACAAGTCAATCTGTTGATAATACTGGAACTGCACCTAAGCCAAAGACCGATGGTGGTGGCGGAGGCGGTGGTCCAGAAGCACACTGGACTGATGAAGTTGTAAAGAGTATGCGTGACTTTGTAAAACCTAACCAAAAACTTACAACTGGTATCAATGCATCCGTAAAGGCTCTAAAGAACTTTAAGAAGGCTGGAGATGCTGCATTCAATGGTCTATCAAACAGCCTACGTCAGGCAGGTGCTTCCGAAGGTATGCTTCAAAAGATTCTTGAAGATGATGCTAAGAATGTTGGACGCTTCTTTAAGAATGGAAAACTAACTGCAGAAGGTCTAAAGGTACAGGCACGTGTCTACCAAGCTTCACTTGGAAAGTATGTTGACAGCCAGAGATCAGTTACAAGAACAACAAATGATCAAGCAACTGCAATGCGTAAACTAACAGCAGCAGGTCTATCATACGTAGGTGCTTCTGAAATGGTTCAAGATACAGAACTTGCACAGGCAATTGCAAAGGGTGCAACAACCAAGCAAATCAAGGCACTGATTAAGGCTTACAAGGATGCACAGGTTGCAGCATATAACTACAACGAGACAACAGAAGAGGGTAGAGCAAAGAACTCTATCGATATGGCTGAGGCACAGACAAAATCTCTTGAGGCTACAGCAGCTAAGTACCAGACAGGTCTTGACATTATTTCTTCACAAGAAGAAGATATTAACAAGACATACGACAAGCGTATGAAAGCACTTGACAAGATTCTACAGGTCAACCAAGAGATTGCAGACTCACAGAAAGATCAGCTATCAATGGCTGATGCTCTATCAAAGGGTGATATCTTTGCAGCAGCAAAGGCTATGGCTGACCAGAAGTCAAAGGATGCACAGAAGCAAGCAGAAGCACAAAAGCAAGCACTAACAGATGCAAAGGATGCTCAAATTGCTGGACTTACTGCTACAATTGGCGGTAAACAAATGAACCGTGAACAGCTTGAGCAAAAGATTAAGGACATTAACGACCAGATTCTACAGATTAAGCGTAATGAGATTGATGCACAAAATGAACTTATTGCACGTAAGGAATATGAGGCAAAGCTTGACATTGAGAAGGCTGCTCGCAACGCTCCTGCTAAGAAGTCTGGAAAGACAAAGAAGGTTAACGCTGCTGGCGGAGGACCTGCTGGTGGAGGACCTACTAATGGAGGACCAGATAAAAAGGATCCAGGCAAGCAACAGCCAGCCACTGTTCCAGAAGAAAAGAAGTCTCAGCTAGACAAGTACAAAGATTCTGCAAAGAAGCTAAATTCTCAATTTGCAACTCTGAATAAGTCATTAAATGTTCAGGCTCAAAAGATAGTGGCAGCTAATAAGAAGATTGCTACTGCAAAGCAAATGGGGTCTGCTGGAGCTGGACCACTTGCATCTGCACAAAAAGACCTTGCAAATGCAAGAGAAAATAAAGCTATTATTGAAGGATCAATTAGAGGATTAAGAACACAAAGAACAGCACTAATCAATAAGGCTAGAAACAGTGAGGGTTGGTTGTCAAGCTTTAGTCCAGACTCTGTAGCAAATGTTCTTGGAATTAACTTCAAAAAGGATGGAAAGTCTCCAAAGCGTATGGGTCTAATGAAGCACCCATTTGCACGAGGAACAGACATGATGCCAACAATGGTTAGCCTAAAAGAATTTACAATGCAAGCATCAGCAGTCCGTAAGTATGGTGTTGACAAGATGATGAAGATTAACGCAGGGATGCTTGATCTTGATGGCTCTAAAGAAAATGCAGCAAGAGGCAATGCTCCACACAGAAGCTTCAATCCAGTGTATAATGTTAATGTAGAGGTTGCAAAGTCAGATGCAAGTGCAGAAGAAATCGCATCAGCAGTGATTAAGTACCTTGACAGAAAAGACAAAGCGGTAATTAAAGGATTGGGATCATAATGGCATCAGGATCATATCTATTAAATAGAAAGAAGTACGGAAGACCACAGGCAATGCTATGGTCTGAAAATCCAGGTACTCTAGTTAATGGTCTCTATGTCCCTGCAGGATATGAAGTAGATGCTAATGTTCCAGAAGGAACAGACCCAGACTTGTTAGACCAGTTTATAATTCTATCTGACCACAACCGTTCACCACTTGACTTTAGCATTGAGCGTATTGAGCAGCGTGAGCGTATGATTAATGGTCGTATGCGTTCATACCACGTAGATGATAAAATATCTATTTCAACATCATGGGACTTAATTCCATCTCGTGCATTCAAACAAAAGCCAAACTGGGAGTCAGACTTCAGACAGGCATACATCATTGATGTTGTTGGTGATGCAGAACAGAACAAGATTACATATAGCTTGGCAAGCCTTGACAACCCATTTGTTGTTGGAGACGTTATTGATGTTACAGGCACAAACGTAACAGGATTCAATGTAAAGGGAAAAACAATTACAGAGGTTACTGAAGATGATGGCGTTCAGCAAATTGTAATTGCTGGATCAACTAATGGAACATACCAGTCAGGCGGTCTCATTACAATTGCTGGCGTTGGTATTTCTGAAATCAAAGATAATTTTGAATATCAATATACTGTAGATGGTGGTGCAGGTGGTCTAGATCTGCTACAATGGTATGAGAGCCATCCTGGATCATTCTGGGTATTCCTGGCATATGACAAGTTTACAAACTACGGTAGAGATACTCAAGACTATAAGCACCTTGACCAGTACAACGAAGTAGTTGAGATGTATATCTCAGACTTCTCATATACAGTAGAAAAACGTGGCGGTATTTATGACTTATGGAATGTTTCTATAAGTCTGGAAGAGGTTTAAGTTGTACCAGTCTGAAGAAGTAAAGGACCACATAGAGCAATCCTCCACAGTCGAATCACGTGCTATGATTCTAGCTGAGTGGAATCTAAACATTGCTGAAAACATTGAAAAGATTGGCAACTATAGATACAAACCAACCATTCAGTCACCTACCGAAAATAATTTTGGTGTAATTGCCCCTACATATGACAGCACTGATGCAAAGAATGCCTATACAGGTGCTACAGATTCTGACATTACCATTGATGGTGGATACGATAAGTCGGATAATCCAATTACTTTTACCACTCCAGAAAAGCAGAAAGAGTTTCTGTTCTCCCTAGAGCAGTGCTTTGATAGATTCCGTCCTCGCTCTGGAATTAATAAAATGATTTATAATGATCTTGAGTCTATCAATGATGCGTCAAAGTCTTTTGCAACAAGACCAAGATATTACCTAGCCAGCCGTGAAGATGTTTTTAAGTATTGGACATCAGTTAGAACTGAGGGAACAGGGCTTACAGGAATTTCATTTAAATCATCTAATAAGTTTTACATTAATGATGCTGCACCATTTGTTGTATATAAGAATGTAGTTCCTACTAACAGAATCATTACAAAGGTTCAGACCCATGTTGGTACAACAAAAGTTAGTGATTCAGATCCATTTTACGGCGAAGAAAACATGGCAGTTCCAAAAGAATGGAAGATTCAGTACCTAGATGAATCAGATGTTTGGCAAGATGCAAAAACATTTAACACAATTGTTTTTGGTGCAGATGGATACCTTGAACTTCAGTATGGATTGATTGTTCCAGAAAAGTATGACGTGTTCATTAAAGCACCTACAATTAGCTCTATTGATTTTCTTCCAGAAAACGCACCAGATGGATACTCGTATCTGCTTATCGAAAACACAGGAGATAAGGGTGTTTACTTCACTAGAAATTCTACCAACACAGTTGGCGATGAGTATAACGGAAATAACTATCCAGGTTGGGATAAATGGACCCCTACCTATGGCTGGTACGTAGGTAATGAAGTGGTAGATACAAAGTCTTCAGTAGTAAGTAATCTGACAAATCCAGATTCATATATTGAGAACAGTGTAACAAAGTATAGAGAGTTTTCGCACATTCGTGGAGTAAGATTAGTAGTGTCAACAATGAATAAGATTGACGCACGTCTTGACCTAATTGAAATCTCTCCAAGACTAGCAGCAGATTTATCAGATGTCACAACATCATATTCAACTACTCGCCAGGCAGCAGACTTAGGGTCATCTCCATTCCCTGTTGGCTCTCTAGTGGCTTCTACAGGCTCCCTAGACCTATTTGACTATGATCTGGCATTCAGTAATCAAAATAAGAGAAGCATCCTCAATGTTGTAGAGAACGACAAGATTGTTTACAATATTTCAAACAAGAACATGCAAGTAAAGTTTTACGAGATTATTGAAAACGTTTCTGGTAAAGATTACTACGTACCAATCAAGGTATTGTACGCTGAGGGTTTTCCAGAGGTGTCTGCATCAGAAAGAACAACCACAATTGGGCTAAGAGACCTATTCTTCTTCTTTGAGTCGGTATCTCCACAAGACACGGTTATGATTGATCAGCCACTAAGCTATATTATCGCCACCCTTCTTGACTCTGTTGGATTCTCAAACTACAAGTTCTATCGTCTTCCAGGTAGTGCAGATGACATTATCCCATACTTCTTTATTTCAAAAGATTCTAAAGTTTCGCAGGTACTTAACGAACTCGCTGTAGCAACACAGTCAGCAATGTTCTTTGACGAAACAAATAATCTTATCATTGCAAGCAGAGACTACATGTTCCCCAAAAAGGATGATAGAAAGATTGAGATTACGCTTAATGGAACAAAAGACCAAACTGTAGATGGTGCATATAGAAACAAGGCAACGCAATCTATTCTAGCTAACATTATGGAAATTTCTTCACAGGAAGAGGATATTTATAATGATGGAAAGATTACATATTCTCCAAAGTACATTCAGAAAACTGTACGAGATATTGAGCAAGCAAGCAAGCTTGACAAAGAACGTAACTGGGTATACAAGCCTGTAATGCTATGGGAAGTATCTCAGACAGATGCTACTAAGTCAATTAATGGAGAAGAGTCAAATTCCCAGGGCATGGCTCTAACAGCAATCCCACTGAAGACATCTCTATCAGACAAACTACCAGAAGTATTTACTAATTCAAAAACTAACGAAACATATGTCATAAACAACACAATTTCGTTTGGAGATTCCGTATACTTTGTTGGAAGATATAATGGATACTTTTATGCAAATGGTGAGATCATTAAGTATGATGCAGTTGAGTATAGCTGTCCTTCTGCACGTATTGCACAGCTATCTGGAACAATCAATATTGGCTCTGATATCATCAATCTTTCATCTGGTAATACAACCTCTATGTTTGTTGGTCAGCCAATACTTAAAACTTCTGGAGGTGCTACAATATCTGGATCACCAAAGATTGTAAAGATTATTAGCGACAAGTCTATCCAAATATCTGTTAGCAATGTCGATAACTATGCACCAAACTATAATGGTGATAAGACAAGCATTACTTTTGATGTCCCACCTACAATGACAAGAAAGTGGGTATCAAGTCTAGAGGAGTACGAAGAACTATTTGCGAACATTCCATTCAATGGAAAGCTATACCCAACAGGAAGAGTAAGAATCTACACAGAGTTAAAGTATAATGCAAATGATGAACTTGACGGTATTGCAAAGCATGGTCGTGGTCAATTTGGAACAAAGGTGGTATCACACCCTGCAGGTCTAGATAAAACATGGAAGGACAACAAGACTGGTTGTGAGATGGACATGGACCTTCTCATTAATGGTGGAAATACATTGCTATCTACCGTTGGAGAAATTAAGAATGCTTCAGAAACAGCAAACACACAGGGTCTTTACACTGCTGAAATTCACTATGTTAAGTCAATCAACGCATTCTATGCCAACCAAGAAATATCAGCATCCAGTCTGACAACACTTTCAGAAACAGGAACAATATACGAAGCTTCCACAACAAAAACCAATAATCTTTATACAGCAAAGATTAAGGATCTTGTATCAACAGACTATTTCTATGTTGGTCAAGTGCTAGATGCAACATCTGGAGAAGATAGCATTGGAAGTTTCAATGCTTCAAATGAAGTAAAGGTTGCTTCAATTGTTTCCACTACAGAGATTACAGTAACAGGAACAGCAGCATTAACAAACGGACCAATTACAAACATTAGGGCAGACCTAGATAGTGGAGATCTTGCTGGTAAAGTAACTATAACCCTTGTTTCTGGAAGTGTCCTGAATGTTTCTTCCACAGATAAAATGACCAATGGTCCTATCTCCAACATTGTTACTCCAGACCTACCAAAGGGTGGATACGGTCTTGCTGGAAAAACAAGCAAGGCAAGTACATATTCAAAGAACACAACTGTAGAAGGTCTTATGAAAAACTATCTTTCAACCACTCCTCTATCAGAAGACCCTAAGCTCAAGAAGCAGCAGACATCTCAGTTGGTTCAGTCTTCAGCACTAATCATCAATGGTCCAAGCTTCCCATCTACAGATAATCCAGTAGACTTTATCACCTATAGCTACCGTGAAATGCCAGATCAAAGTAAGTTTACACACTTTGGAACAAGGGCAAGAATTATTGGTCAGTCTGGCACGAGCCAGGAAAAGCTTCAGACACCAGTTGGCTCTGCAGGATGGACAACCATTGACGGAAAGACTGTAGCAGGTTCGTCTGGAGGTCTAGCGGTCCTTTTGAACCCAGACACTAATATTGGGTACTACTTTGAAATTGCTGCTTTTACTGATAACAATGTTGTTAATTATACTGGAGAAGTTTCTGCAATCAACAATGTATATTTCTATAAGATGCGTTCCAGGTATGACTACCTTGTATCTGGAGGAACTGCCCTTCAGTCTGGTACATACAAGATTGAGAACGGTGTAGCAACTCCAAATAATTCAGAAGACTCTTTGAATATCACATCTGTTGAAAATGAGTCGCTTGGTCAGATCATTGTTTTTGAAAACCAGACAGATTCAAGATTAAACGGTTTTTGGAGAATTGACAAGATCACAATGGGCTGGAAACTAACCAAGGTAGAGCCACAGGCAATTCCAGAAACTCTTTGGTCTGGTCTAACATCAATCGTTACGGATAGTGGTCAATTTATCGGGGCAGGTAGAGTACTTGGTGAGGATAACCCATCAGTATATGACCTAGCGGTAGAGTATGTTGATACAGACGGAAAGAGACAGTTCTACCTATACATCAACGGAATCAAAGTTGGTGAGGTTGTAGATACAGAGCCTACAAAGGCATATAAGGGGGTTGGTCTTTTCTCAAGAGGATCTGCACGAGTAATGTTTGAAAACTTCTATGCACTTAATTCAAATTATGGCGTAAATACTCAATCACTTATTTCAGCACCAATTAACAGCGTATTTATGAATCAAGACTCTCTAACAAAAAATGCTGCATTTACTAAGTATGCACTAAGTGGTGCAATTCAATCAACCTACCTATCTGGTATTGGAACTGAAGGAAGTCCTCAGTATGAGATTTTCTATGACGAGTTTGGTACAATTATGCGAGAAGCAGCATACTTCAATATTCGCTATGAAGATGCATACCCAGCTTTGAGGGCAATGATAGCACCAACACTAAACACGGAAAAGGGGTACACAGTTTCTGGATTTATGGATACCCCTTACGGTGCAGAGTTCTTAATTTTTAACAATACAGATACTGTTTTGGCACTAGATGAAACAACTGGAAACTACCTAAGAATTTTGGGTATCACATTTACACAACAATCATCACATGACCTTACAGTTGACGACTACTTCAATGAAGTTGGGAACCTGTCAAATGTTGATGTGCTTGGTCAAGTAAACCTAAGTGCAAATAAGAGACGCTATCAGGACATCAAAAACAGTAGGGTTACATATGGTACAAAAGAGTTCTCACTTGAATCGCCATACATTCAGTCCAGAAACACTGCAGAAAAGATGATGGAGTGGACCATTGATAGGCTTTCAAAGCCTCGTAAATCAATCGGTATATCTATTTTCCCAAACCCATTGATTCAAATCGGAGATCTTGCTACAATAGATTATAAGGATAAGAGTGGAATGGATATTTTAGGAACGGACGGAACACAGTTTGTTGTGTACTCAATTGAGTATCAGAAATCATCAAGTGGTCCGTCAATGGTTCTACACTTAAGCGAGGTATACTAATGGAAAATGAAACTAGAAGCTTAAGTGAAATTCAAAGGTTTGACAAGGAACTTGAAGATGCACAAAAACAATTAGATGCAATCCAGGCAAAGCTGAATAAAAAGAAGCTATCTAAAAAACAAAGGAGAAAGCTAAAGGCTTCAAAAGCAAAGATTCAATCTACACTTAGTGATATTAGGGCAAACCAACTTCAGTATCCACAGCTTTATACCCAAAAGGTATCTGTAGGTCTTGGAAAATCAAAGACTGTCAAGATACCAGGCGACAATCTTTTTGCTGTAACTCGTGAAGCAATCAATCCTGCAGCAATGGAAAAACTGTTCTTTGACAGCATCGGCACAACAGAGATTATTAATGTTGAGAGACATGACAACATCAATACTTTGAATGCTCCATATCAGCCTATTGTTGACATTGCAAGCATCAATACAGAATATAATCCTAATAAGATTGTTTCTCTTCAAAAGACTGCGTCATCATATTTTAATACTTTTGCTATCCCATTTGACGACTACATGCCTGAAAATGGTACTGGACCAGCTAATGAGATAGTGTATGTTGAGCAAGAAACAGGCGATCTAATCATAAATGTGCTTGAATTACCACAAAATTTCAAGGTAGAAATCCAAGTTCTGTCCTTTGAAGACATTTTAAATGATACAATATATATGGAGAATATATGATAACTAATACTGGAAAAAGCATTATTGCTAGATACTTGCTAGGTCAGACAACTGACTATGCGTCCTACATTGCCATTGGCTGCGGACCAAAACCAATTGACGCACAGGGCGGAACCTTTGATACAGATGCATACAAGCTAAGGGATAACCTTGAATTTGAAATGTTCCGTGTACCAGTTATTTCTCGTGGTACAGTAACAGAAGATGGTAAAACAAAGATTGTTCTTTCTGCAGAATTACCAACAGAAAACAGATATGAGATATCTGAAATAGGTGTATTCTCTGCAGGTTCAAACCCAGCACTCGGTGCATATTCAAGCAGAAACCTATTTACATTTTCTGATGGAGAATCCTGGCTTTACAACTCAGCTATCCCATCACTTATCACAGATACACTTAACGATGGTAGCGGAAACTTCATAACCTCAGTATCTGGAAAAGCTTTCTATGCCAACTCAGACAACCCAATCTTTACAGATGAAAGAACGCTACGTTACGAAACACCAAGATTTATGAATTCATCATTATTTGTTCCTGGCAATTCATCAAACATGACAAACACTAATGGTGTTCTTACATTACCACAAGAAGGCGGTAACCCAATCAAGGTTAATGGTATCGATATTGACCTAGACAGATATTCATCTGAAGACGAAATTAGGATTGCGTTTGCTGCAGTTGCAAAGGATAACCCACAAAGCCCAGTAAGCCTTGGATCTGTAAGAGTAAAGGTTGAGTTTAGATACTCAGCAGAAACAACTTCACCAAAAGCAACCCTTGATGCAGTAGTGCAAGATGCAAATGGTTTAAATGATCACAGATATTTTGTTGTGTCAAAAAAGATTAAGGATTTTGCTCCAGCAGACTTTTCATGGGCTTCTGTGAGCGTTATTCATATCTATGTTTCAACACATTCTACCACAAATGGTGTCATTTCTACAAACAGCACTTCAGACTTCTTCGTTGCTTTGGACGGTATGCGTATTGAAAATGCACAGTCAAACAACCCACTATACGGCATGATTGGATACAGCGTTTTGAAGAATAAGAATGCTAAGACAATTATTAAAAAGAATAACAGCACTAGCTATGTAGAGTTTAGGTTTGCATTGGACGTGAACTAGCATGGCTACTCCAGATCCAAATATTCGCAAGGTAACGCTCAGACAAAAAGATATTGGTGCTATGTACACCAATCCAGATCTAGCCCTAGATAAGTACTACCTTAGATATCGTATTGTCTCAGAGGACGGCACACAGCAGTCTAGATGGTCTCAAATATATGCCGTTGACGGTTCTAGTGCTGTTACAAACGGATACGTGTCTGGATATACGGTTCTTTCAAATGGCACAACAATTACTGTTAGCTGGAAGCTTGAATCTGGAGTATTTGGAACACCATTTGATGCGTATGTAAGATGGAATAATGACTCAACCAGACCAGATACCAATGACCTTTCCTGGAGTGACTGGGAGTTTGTATCAGAAGTTACTTCCTCATCATTTGCAGTAAATGTAGAGCCTGGTGCAAAATGGGTTCAGGTCTATATTCAAAGACAGACATTTCCGAAGGTACGTTCAGAAGCTGCAAAGCTATTTGAAAGCACTGTATATACCACAAGGTCAACTACAGACTCTGGTCTTGTATCAGAGGGCTAGTTGTGATATAATAGGAGTATTATGGGATCGTTAAATATACCAAACAAGGGTCAGCCAATTGACTACTCTTACATTAAGCAGATTGTAGATGCTGTAAACCGACTTCAGGATGCAAAGTCAAGTGACTCTAACATTCTTGATAAGGCAACAAATACACAGAACAGAGTTAGTACTAATAACGTTGTTATGGTAACTAGGTATGTCGAAGTATCATTCTCAGAAAAGGCTACATCTAGCCGAATTGAGTTTGGGTCAAGCTTTAAGACAACCCCAATTGTGACTGCTACTATTGTTTCTACAAACGACGGTAACGACCCAGAAAAGACAACTCTTGCACTGCAAAATGTAACAAGCACAGGCTGCGAAGTTCTTCTGTACTCAATTGAGAAGAAGCAGAAGAAGGTTGGAATTAACATTATTGCTATTGGCGAGGGGCTAAGTAGGGCAGTCTAATGGCAGCAGTAAGTAGGGAGACCTACAACTCTTTGCCAGTCATTCCTGGAAGCAAAAAGGTCTGGTTCTTGAATGGTGACTTGGTGAGGGTACACCACCTAAATAGGTCTAACGGAATCATGTCCGTATATAACATTATTAAAGATCAGATTGAAAGCTGTCTTATTAGTGATTTTAAAAAGAATAGAGAACGTGCATATACTGTTGGAGAGACAGCAGCCCTTGTGAACCGTCATAAGAAGTATATGCCACAATTAGTCAAACGAGGTGTTATTCCGCCTCCTACAGGCTCTCAGAAGGGCGGTAGCACAGGTTGGCAGGTACGTAGTTACTACTCTGAATCACAGGTTCGTGAACTTCGTGATATACTAGCTTCCTATCATATGGGTAGACCCAGGAATGATAGATTAATTACAAATGATGTAACTCCTTCAAAACAGGAGTTGACAAGACGTATGGGTGATGGTATACTTACTTATACGAAGACCGATGATGGTCGCTTCATTCCTGTGTGGAGTGAATCAATTTAGCAGAAAGATATATGGGTATGGATAACAACGATACTAAAGTGACGGTTACGCTTGGTTACACACTTAACCTTGGTAACTTCCAGTCGCTCCGCATTGATCTGGGAGTATCAGACTCTCGCCGTGACGGAGAAAACATTAACGAAGCCTTTGAGCGTGTTTATAGTTTTGTAGAAGCAAAGCTTGGCGAAAAGGTTGCAGAGGCACAGTCAGAAGCCGAAGGTAAGTAATGGCTGAACGCAAAGACCGAATGGCTTTGCTCAGTCGCTATGCCAAGCTGCATACAAAATACTATGAGCAAAGAGTTACACTCAATCTAAACGTTGAGCAATGGGCTGCAGATGCTCTCATAGAATCATATGGTCTGCCAGAGTGCTATGACCTACTAGAGTATTACTTTGATGTTGCACAGACACCAAACTGGAAATACTTCGCTAACTATGCGGATAAGATTATTGATGCTAGGGAGCAATACCAACAAGATATTAAGGAGAGAGCCGAACGCCGAGCAAAGGCAAAGGAGTGGTTAAATGAGTAACACAGAAGCAAAACTAATTTCTGCGGTACTGCAAGACAAGCAGGTACACGTACTACTACAAGCAAACGTAGACAACATTCTACGTACACACAATGATATTTGGCAGTTCATTCGTAACTATTCTGAGATGAATGGAACTGTTCCACCTGTATCTCTTGTAGTAGATAAGTTTCGTGACTTCTCTCCTGTTGACGGCATTGGTGCTACCAAATATCACCTAGAAGAACTACAGGCTGAATTCCTAAACGATAGCCTCAAAGACATTCTTCGTAGCACTGCTTCAGAGGTTCAGGCTGGTCAGGGTGTAAAGGCTCTTGAAGAACTAATTACACAGACATCAACGCTCAAGAAGAACACATCTGTCATTCGTGACATTGACGTTATTGACATTGAGGATGCAGTTGCATATTACGAGAACGTAAAGAAGCAGAACGAGATTGGCTCTGTCGGTATCAAGACTGGTCTTGCTGGATTTGACAACTATCTACCTGCTGGCATTACTCCAGGTCAGCTGGGCGTGTTCCTGGCATATCCAGGTATCGGTAAGTCGTGGATGGCTCTATACTTCGCTGTACAGGCTTGGAAGCAGGGTAAGTCACCACTAATCATCTCTCTTGAAATGAGCGAGACAGAAGTCCGTAACCGTGTATTTACAATCATGGGTGAAGGTCTTTGGTCACACCGTAAGCTTTCTGCTGGTCTTGTAGAGACAGACGATCTTCGTCGTTGGCACGGTAAGGAACTTGCTGGCAAGCCAGAGTTCCACATCATTTCAAACGATGGCGGTGGAGAAGTAACACCATCAGTTATCCGTGGTAAGATTGACCAGTATAAGCCAGACCTTATCATTGTGGACTACTTGCAACTTATGTCTCCAAACCAGAAGTCTGATAATGAGACGGTACGTATGAAGAACCTGTCTCGTGAACTAAAACTTATGGCTATTAGCGAAGAGATGCCAATCATTGCAATCTCGTCAGCAACACCAGACGATGTTAACAAGCTTGATACTGTTCCTACACTTGGACAAACTGCTTGGTCACGTCAGATTGCCTACGATGCTGACTGGGTACTTGCACTGGGTCGTGCCACTAACTCTGATATCATTGAATGCGTATTCCGTAAGAACCGTAACGGTTTTATGGGTGAGTTCATTGTACAGGCTGATTTTGACAAGGGCTGGTATAAGTACAAGGACTTTGAAGAAAACTAGGTATAATAGTATGTATGGATCACAGTCACCACAAGTCAATAAAGAGGTTCTCTCTGGACGGTATCATCAAGGATGATATCTCCATTGGGCGACTTCGCCAGGAGTACACAAGACTATTAAGATCAGAAATGAGACTTAATGGTTATGCTCCAAGACTTGACATAGACCCAGACTTTACGATATACTATAACCAAGACAAAGATTATTACGAATTTATATTATCAGTATATGGAACTTACATAGGAAGAAAACAGATAGAATGGATAGAGGGAATAGACGGCACAGCACTAGTGCCTACACCGAAGAACAAATCAAACGAGTTGTCGCAGGATCAGGAATCAGCATCGAATCAGAAGTAGACTCTGATTATATTATTTTTTGTCCTTTCCACAACAACTATCGTTCACCTGCTGGTGAGGTTGATAAGCGTTCTGGGTTCTTCTTCTGTTTTTCTTGTCAGCACGTATGTGACCTTACTGAGCTCGTAATGCACACATCTGGTCGTACCTATTTTGAAGCGGTACGTTTCATTAAGTCTAAAGAGACTGAATCTAATCTTGAGCTACAAATCAACAAAGCATTGGTAGAGAAACAAGATTACATACCATATGACGAGATTTTGATTAAGCGTCTTAACAATCAAGCACTAGAGTCACCTCGTGCTATGCGATACTTCCAGGGCAGACTAATTACAGAAGACTCTGTAAAGCGTTTTGCACTGGGATACTCTGAAAAGCAGGATATGGTAACCATTCCTGTAGCCTCACCAGATGGAATTGACATTGGGTTTGTTGGTCGTTCCATTGAGGGTAAAGAGTTTAAGAACACACCTGGATTACCAAAGTCAAAGGTATTGTTCAATCTACACAGGGTAAAGACTGCTGGCAAGGTCTATGTTGTCGAATCATCATTCGATGCCATACGCCTTGACCAGTGCGGTTTCCCTGCTGTAGCAACCTTGGGTGCAAACGTATCCAAGATACAAACAGACCTACTTCAGAAGTATTTCAATAACATTATTGTTATTGCTGATAATGATGAAGCTGGCGGTAACATGAAAGACAAGCTGATTGAAAAGCTTGGCAATCGTGTAACTGTTATAACACTAGATAAGAAGTATAAAGATATTGGCGATATGTCAGATGAAGATATCAAGAATTTGGATGAAACATTTGACAAAACCATTATCGGTATGCTACAATAATAATCCAACCAATTAAGGAGAAACATATAATGAGTATCATTAGAGGGCTTAAAGACATCAACGCTATTGTTGACAAGCCAAAATTCGAAGGCACAGGACAGAAGGTCCGTTGGGTCAAGCTTGCAGATGGACAGTCTGCCAAGATC